CAACTATTTTAGCAAAATTCTTTCCAGCAAATCCAAGTATACTTCCAATAACAGCAAGAGGTGCCATATTTCTTTTATTTTAAATCTTATTTTATTATAAATAAATAGCTTATTAACATTTTTTACAATAATATATTTTGTTACATCAATATTTTTACTTACCTTTGCATCAACAATAAAATATTAAACAATTAAAACTTTACGATTATGATTATTTCAAAGATTAAAGGTAATAACATTCTTACTTTTTCAGGATGTTTAGATATGATAGGATATTTTATAGCTCTTATTTTCTTTTGGGCTATTGTAATTATTCTGTTCAGTTTGTTTATGGGATGGTTTTTAGAAGACCCAGAGGGGCACATTATGAATGGTATGCATTCTATTCAAATGTGGCTTGATAGTTAATAGACTTTTTGCGTTTAATTGATATTTATCTTAAAAAGCAAATATAATGAATTTAGATAATATCATAAAAGAAAGTATTAATGAGTTTTTAATTAATGAGTTGTTTAATAAGAATAAATACGCCAATCTCGTTAACTCAGCAATAATGAATCTTGAAACTTGTTTATTCTACCCTCAGATAGAGAATGTTAATGCAACAAAGGTTCCTCAAGAGTATCTTGAAATGGCTTCGATTTTTAATGCTGGTCATACTTTAGCGAATCAGCTTATGGCAACATTAAAACAAATTCAAGCAACTATTAATTATGGTAAAAATGTAAAAGAATCACATATTTTTGAAAGACCTTCAATTTCATCTTTAATTCCTTCACAATTACGTAATTGGAATCCTGTAAGAGATTTTGCTGTTGGTGCTAAAAGGGGTATGAATGGGGTAGAAAAAGCATTTGGCAAAAATGGTTCTCAAAACAGCCGTGCTAATAGTAAAGACATGAAAACACAGGATAATGCATATATGCTGCGTTCTGCTAATTTGAAAAATATTCTTGATTCTATATTTTCAAGTTTTAGTGGTCAACTTCAAGATTTTGCTAATTGTTTCACAACAGATAAGAATTTGCAGAAACAACTTGTTCGTTATACTACATATATCAATGTTGAGATTAAGAGTTGTTATAAATTAATTACTGTTGCCAATAATTTACGATATAGCGGTATTGAAAACGCAAACTTCAAACAAATACGAAAATAAAGAAATAAATAAAGCCTTGGATTAACCAAGGCTTTTTTCTATAATTCTAAATCATTTTGTGCGATATCTGTAGCTGCATCTATATTTGCAGAACTACTACCTCCCCCTTCATATCTTCTTGCCTTCTCTTCCATATATTCATTATATTGATGTATATAATATTTTCTATCTCGAGTAGGCATCTTATCTAATGTTGTAAAAGGTATACCGATATGTTTAAAACAGCCAAATAATTCTTCTTTAAGATTTTTCTCGTAATTCGGAGATATTGAGGAAAACAGAATCGTCCCAGTTAAGAAAGGTATCAAATGAGCCACCTCCCATTGACTCTGGTCGTTCAACAGTAATATTAAAGTTCATACCAGGTGCGTTGTCGTTTATATATCTTCTCAACATCAATGAGTCACGTGCAGGCATTGTGTTAATAAATTTATTGATATACTTTCTGTCAGCATTTCCATCTACGGATACGACCTGTAACTGAAGAATATTCGTAATCATACGTGTAAACGGTTTATCACTTTTCTTCTTCAATCGTTCTATCCATCTTCTAATTAGTTTGACAGTTTTATCAACTTCGCCCTTTTCTTGAGCTGACATAAATTCATCGGTAGATGCCATTCTCATCAAGTTCTTACTCATTTCAGTTAAAAGTTCTGCCTTTGTACCATAATTTTCTATCTTTGTAATCAGAGATAGTTGTTTTTCTTCTTTTCTTGTAAGGTACTTAAACTTTACTTTCTTCTTAGTAATTGGAAGAGTGTATTCAAAGTGTCCGTTTTCATCAGATACAAGCTTAAACTCCTTTGGTTTAATAGTCGTTAAGTCTACTATTGTTTCAATTCTCTCACCTGTTTCTGGGTCTGCAACTACAATTGGAAATTCTGGTCCATAACTTGTGGCACGTAACCATACCATGATTGCATCTACGTCACCACTAACTAACGAATCTGCATCAATACCGCTATTCATTATCTTATGTTTTAAAAGATAATCAATCACTAATCCATCTTCGTATAAGTTTGGAGAGGTGATAAAGTTTTCATCATACGCTGTTAAATACCCAACTGGTATTCTGTCTAATTTATCAGGATAACACTCTCCGTTACTTGGTAACTGAATGATATCATATTGAACCTCTGGGTCAACGTTGTTGTAAAGTTTATCGTTCTGTACTTTTGCAGCTGATTGTATTGGACTCTCGTCATCTGAAGTTAAATCTATATATTCTTCATCTTCTTCATCATCGTCACTGATATCATCCATATATTCATCCTTAATGCTATGTTCTCTATAAGATTCACTATCAACTTTTTGAGTAGTTTTATCCTCATGCTTAAGTATTGAAAACACATCATAGTCATCGAATAGGTCATCATTTGTTTTCTCCTTTTTTATAGTTTGACTAAGATTGATATTCACATCTGCATCTGGGTCAATCTTTTTAATATGGTCTTGAACTTCTTTCTGCGCTTTCTTGATGCGTTTAACAGATTCCTCTTTACTCCTCTCTTTAGCCTGTTGTATACTATTTTCTAACATTTGGTTATTAGCTTGAAGAATCTTTATTTCTTTAAGTTGTTCCTCACTTAGTTTTTTCTTTGACATATTATATGAATTTATCAATTAAATTTATTTTTTCCACGAGAATAATATACTCTCCAACTTTTACTCTTTCTATAATTTTACAATTTACTAACTCAGCATAAATATCCTTATTAGCATTATTTTTAAAACATATTTTTACATTCCTTTTTGGTTCATTTTGTAAAACCCAATCTTCACCGTATGATTCGTATGTATGTATTTCGTCATGTCCTCGATTCCATATACCAAACTCTGTTTCAAATTCTTCATCTGAAGTATTAAAATCAAGTAGAAAACGAGTAATAAACATCTCTTGTTGAGAAAAATACGTAATTAAGTTATCTACTGTTTCTGGTTTATTATCTATATCAAACAAAGAACCTTGACACTGGGCAAAACTAATTTTATCATCTTTATAAGGACTTTTCTGACCCATCATATAGGTGTTTCCATTAAATCCACTATGTGTGCCAGTGCTATCACTCATTGTTTCATAAATTATATCTTTGTATTTCTCGTACTCACTTACAAGTTTGTTCGTGTAGTCATTATCTTTATAGTAATTATTATCCACACTAAAAGAATCATCATTGTAATCAAAGTACGGCATATAAAACGTAACATTCATCGAATTTTATTTACATGTCTTTTATTCTTATTTTCTTCAAGACGTATTTTCTGTCCTTGTATTTTGAGTCGGCTTTTAAGTGTTTTCATAACCTCTTCAGGTCTTTTCCTAATATCACTCTCCCATATCCTTAAAAGAGGTATACCATGCATTAAAGCCCACTCATTTTTCTTTTTATCCACCCATAAATCATGTTTCTGTGTTGGTGTCAATTTTTTACCTTCATAAATCTCTGGATTTACATGATAATAATCACCATCAACTTCGATTAGTAGATTATGGTCTGGTAGATAAAAATCATAACTCCTTTGTATGTCTTTTGCTTCAAATTGCCACTGATATTTTATTTTAAGTTTCTTTAGAAATTCTGTTTCAAAATATTTTTCTAATTTACTTGTACCAAATTTAGAATGAGTTCTTAATGGTTTCCCATTAGATTTTCTCATCCTTGTTTTGGTTTTTTTTCGACTCTTATTATCTGTTTTTTTTATTGGTTGTTTCATTTTACCAATATATTCTTGTCTTGAATGGGTCTGGGTAATCTTTAGTTGAAATAGAAATATTATCTGGAAGTTTGATTTTATCTAAAAAGTCAAAATTAGATGACTTCTTGTTAATTTCTAATACTGGTGCTTTATATTCTAACTTTTCATAACTAATAGTGATAACAAATACTCGGTCTTCATTACTATCAGTTGTACAACTATGTGTATAATAAACTTCAATTTTACACCCTGTATATTGTTCTATATAGGCAATTGAACCTTTTTTATCACACCACTCTATTTCAAAGTCAAAAGTTCTATTACAACTTTTCTCTAATTCTTTCCCCAGAATTTCAATATATCCATTCTTACGTTTAACATAATCTACTACAGATATACTAATTTGGTTAAACACATTATCATAATCCAAACTTTTTATGCAATCTTGGTCAATGTTTATTTCTTTAGGAAACTTTACTTGAAAAAAATTAGACGTAATTTTTTCAGTAGATATATCATCTACGAGTTTAATATCTTTAAATTCTGAAATGTTTTTCAAAGTATCAATCTCATTACGCAACATTTCTATTTGATGTTCAATTTCAGAACAGTCTTCTTTATCTGCACCACGCAAAAGCATATCCATTCTGGTCTTATTGTACATCTTTAAACTATTCTCTTTGATATTAATCTCTTTTTTCAAATCATCAGCTGTCATCATAACATTATATTTTTTATAAAATATAGAAAAAAATACGATTATGTCAACCATATAAATTATAAAAGAGTTTGAGATAACTAAAAAAGTTATAACAAACTCTTGTTCTTAGTATGCGAGAATTGCGTAATCAAATCTTAATATCATTGAAATATCCGCAAGGTCGTCCTGACTGTAATCCAAATCGCCAAAATCGCAATCTGTTACCATAGTGTTTTTCAGAATCCACTTAGATACAACAACACCAGTCGGGTCAAGCATCTCTAACTCTATATCACGTTTATAACCTGCTGCATATCCCTGTCGGCCACTAACTGACTCAGAGTGCAAACGAACCCACTCCATTACAGCCTGTGAAGCTGACGGACCAATAGGGTCACGTAATTTTACCTGCATGTTATCCCATGTGTAACGTCCAATTACCCATGTTGATGTGTTGAGGAATTGAATTTCTTTCTCATTCTGCTTAATTGAAGGACGTTTCGCAGAAGAAACCCACCACTCTTGTATACCTAAATCTGAGGGAAATCTAAGCAACCATCGGTTTTTTCTTAATGGCTCATAATTAAGAGGCATTTTAAGCAATAAATCACTCATTGAAATATAAATTAATAATATTATTATTTATTTTTTTATATAAATATTATGATTTATGTTTTTTAACTAAAATAACTTGTGATATATTTCTAAAATAATTATTTTTGCATATATTTTATAAAAACAAGAATAGTGGATAGAGAAGAGTTTATAAAACGTTCCAAGTTGGTATGGGAAAGAAAACAGATAAATAAAATATATTCATTTATATTTAGAAATATTCAAAAATAAGTATTTTTTAAAAGATATGATTATACAGAGTAAGTACACAAAGATGTTCCATTCAAAGGATATAACTCGGCAGAAATATGCCGAGTTATATGACTTTGCTGTACTTATTCAAAACCATAAGAATATTGTGTCACGTTATGTAAATGAAAACTTATTGCATTACCTTGATTACGATAAGTTCCATTTCATGAAGGAAATGAGAGAACGTTTCAAAAATGTGATACCAAGTTCATTTGACGCACAGCTCTATACACAAGTATTTACTTGTTATCAGAATAAATTTGATTCAATACAACGTAATCTTGCCTTTGATGTACCTATTTTTAAAGGTTTTGAACTTTATAAGCGTGACACAAAGAAGTACAAAAAAGGTGATTTGAAACGAGTTCTCATTGAAAAGAAACAAACCAAGCTGTCTTCCTGTCTAACTTACCTTGCAAGGTATGGAAATGAAGGCACAATTGCTTATATCAAATCTAATATTGACAAGTGTGATACTAACAAACGTGACTTCTATAACAACATACTAAGGTGTTGTGAGAAGTTCGGCTTTGAACGTTTATGTGCACTTGCTTTATCTAAGAGGAAACGTATAATTAACAAATATGCTAACAATCCAATAGAGTTCAGGTCATTAACCTTTAGTGGTAGATGTAGAAAGAAAAAGATAATTGACTATAATCATAGATTTGGTTCTGTTATCAATTCTTTCATAAGTCTTAGTGGATTCAGTCGAAAATCATTTGATATACCAGTAACCTTTAACAAAGGATGGCACGGAAATATGAATGAGTATAGAAAGAACAATAAGGACTATGAATATATTCTTACATTCGATGAGAAGAAGCATCAGGTGTATATAAATCTATGTAAAGATGGTGAAAGATATATTCCTGAGCCAAATGGAAAGACTATTGGTATAGACGTTAATTGCAAACATAACTTGTTTAGTCTATCGGATGAAACGACATACGATTATGACAGAAAGTTGGTTAATGATTTTTGCAAGTTATCTCTTGAAATTGATAGATTGAAAGAAGATAGAAGTTATGTTATTGGCAAACGCAAGCAACGTAAACTTGACAAATTAAAGGAGAAAGTTATTAAGAATGAGCAGCAGACTATAGCTATCATGTGTAAGAATGAAAAAGCTAAAGGAACTGGTCACATTGTAATGGAAGACCTTAATAACGGATTTGGGAAGTGTTACGTCAAAGATAGTGACAATGAAGATATCAATTACAATCGAAAGGTTAAGTTTCTTGGTTTAAGCAGTTTAAAACAAGAAGTGGAACACATTGCAAGAAAGTATGACATCGCTGTTTCAACAGTACAAGCGAGTTATACATCAAAGATGTGTCCCATCTGTGGTTGCATTGAAGATGGTAACAGACCAACCCAAGAATCTTTTGAATGTGTTGACTGTGGTCATAAAGATAATGCCGATTTCAATGCATCAAAGAATATACGAGATAGAGTTCTTGTAACCGTGTTACGAGATAAACTCTTAAAACAACTTGATAATGGTGCTTTTGAACCAAGGTCACTTAGTCGTGAAAAGGTTAAGGAAGTATTATTATCGTTTCGAAGAAGCCTACAAAATGTAGGAAGTGAATGTATTGGAAGTCATATGATAACTTTTGAATATGTTTAATTCTTCGGAAGTAATAAAATCTTACATTAAATATAGTATTAATGAATGTCCAAACGCATTATACGCACGTGATTGCGAAGTACACGAAGTAAATAAGCAAGAACTGAAAGTATTCTTAGAGAAAAACTCATTACTTGGCTATAAATCATCATCTGTGAATCTTGGATTATATTTAAAACGTGATAAAGGTAATCTTAAAAAAGGAACACTTGTGATGGTTTATACATTTGGTGTTAATTACTTTAGTAGTACACCTGATAAACAAAATGTAGAGGTTATCCGTGCTTCCACGCTTATTGATTATCATATTAATGGTGGTGCAAGTAAAATGATGAAACACTTCTTTAAAAATTATCCAGTAATAAAAGTCAAAGATAAATTAATTAATACTGATTCTATCATTTATTATGTTGATGCCGACCATAATAATGGAAGTACGTTAGATTGTTTGGGATTTTCTCTTGTTTCGTGGAAAAGTGGATTTGTATACGTTAATTCAAATAAAATAACATCCCAAATGAGAAATCCATCAAAGTATAAAGAAATGCAAGAATCTTTGATGTCACATAAGTTTTTTGTTTCTCCTACAGCTGGTACTAAAGTCTATAAACTAATAAAAGCAGAAGATGTTTAATTGTCTTCTGCTTTCTTTTTATCCAACGCTTGCATTATCTTTTTCAGAAACTGCCTTGTCACACATTAACCATATTTTCTTATAGAACTGGTATAATTCAGAATCTACATTTTCTGCATACTCTTGTAAGCCTTCCAATGCAACTTCACGTATTCTTGCGATTCTGTCATCTTGTTGTGACAAATCTTGTCCATTCATATCATCATTTTGTGCATTTCCCTCTTCTCCTTCAAATTCTTCCTGAGCTGGGATTTCTTCATCATTAAACTGTTCTTCGTCACTAAAATCAAATGCTTCCTGAAGTATTTTAGCTGACTTATTCAAGTCACGTAATGTTCTTTCTAAAAAAGTTGTTTTATTTTTTTTCATATTAAAATGCAGTTTATTATAAATATCAATAAAAAATAAAAAAGGAGAACCATCTCGATTCTCCTTCTCTATTAATATAATATGTTTAGATATCATCAAATGATGCACCCTCTGGAGTGAGGATAAAGTCTATTGTGATATACTCTAACGCACCGTAAGGTTTGAAGAAAATCTTAGCAGGTAACTCTCTTCTCTCACGTGACTCTACAGTATCATTTACCTCGATACGATAATCAGAAATACCTCTGTTGTTTCTAATATTATCCAGAATTGGAGTTACTGTTGACAAGAAAGTATTCTTACTTGTTGTATCATTAGGGTCGAAAATAAGACCTATACATGATATAGAGATAAGCTTTCTTAATCTTAACAACAAGCGTCTAACAGCAATTCTATTCAGTTGAGATTCACGTTTCTGAAGGTTCTTCTGACCCCAAATCTTAACACCGTCTGTTGCAAATGTCTTGACTGGGTTGATTCTACCTTCGTACAATTTATCTTCATCACCAATCTTAGTAATAGTTCTTGCTCTTACACATTCAACATTACCACGGTTAATACCTGCTGGCGCAAACCAAGGTTGATACTGATTATCTGTCTGAGCAAAGTTTCTGACAGCATCTTTTGTAGCAGGGAGGTATATGTATTGATTATTATCTTGGTCAAAATACTTAATCCAAGGATAATATGTACAAGCGTAATTTGAGTCTATCTCCATATCCTCAAGGTTATATACAACCTCCTCTGCACTGTACATCTCATCTGTAAAGTCACTTGCACCAGATGGTTTATCAGGAGTTGTAATCACATATATTGAATCAGCTCTCTCTTCTTCAATCATATCAATTGCTTCCTCTACTAATAATTTCTGGTTAACATAATCAATACCAGGAGTTGCAAATATATTGATATCTGTTTCCTCTGGATTAGCGAACTGTCTAATTGCAGATAAGTAAGCATACCAGTCTGATGTTATACCATTCTGATTCAATTTCAATGACTTAGGATTCTGTATTTTGTCAAATGCGTAACCTGCGCCACTATTTGCATCATAAGTACCTTTATATCTTGATAATTTAAACTCATTGGTATTAGTTCTCTTATCACGATAAACATCCCATCCATCGAAACCACCATAGAAATAAGTAGTGAACTTTCTCATATTAGCATTTTCGTATATTGAACCTGCCATTTGTTCCTCTGTGCCGATAACTGGTGTTTCTGGTAAGTTTCTTGTTCTTGCGTTTGTACTAACAGCATCAAACTTATAGCCCTTTTCACCATCTACGGTAACGTTAACTACGTGTTCTTTATCATCAAATGCTTTTGAGTTAATACGAGAGTCAAGGTGGAAACCCTTTGTTAAAAGAGCAGGTACACCGTCAACATAAGCTGCATTACCCTTAAATGTAAACATGTCGATATCAACACCTACCCAGCTTGAAAGACCGAAGTACTGCTTTCTATTCTTAACCTCTTCATCATAATCAAGGTTATATCTGAGTTTAGGTTGTTCTATATCATCATGAGAGTCACCATCTACAACCTGTACACCTGAATAAGCCTGTTGAGGATATCCGAGGAAACCAGCAGGTACTGAAGTTCTTGCAGCTGTTGTTTCGTTTACCTCTATGGTTACATATTTGGATTTTGTTTCATAAACACCATCAAATGAACCGATTCTGTAAGCAACGTAATCACTCTGACCAGGAATCATTGAACATCTACCAAAGCGTTCGTAAACTCGTGGTGATTCGTCAGTATCATTGATATCTCTGATTACAACATCGAATAAACCCTCATCTGGACGAATATTCTCTATAGATACTTTAACTTCATTGTTAGAAGTATCACCGTCAGAAATGGTATGGAATCTAAATAACTTATTCACTTCCATTTTGTTGTAATCACCTTTTAAGTTAGAAACAATCCAAGGCGTTGATGCGTAACGATAAGCTGACTTATAATCATTCATATCGCATGCTGCAAAGGTTATATCATCTTTGGCTGTATTCATACGCCAATACATACCATCTGAACTATTCTTTACAAGTGTTCTCTTTGTAACTTGAGTTGTTGCACCCTCTTCTGGATTTCTTAGCTTATCATACATAGGTGCTGTGTTTAAATCTCCACCTTTCTCACCTTTTGCTGTACGTTTAGCCTTCCAATCTTTCTCATAAAGTTCAACTGACTCAGCCAAATTGTAAGCGTAGAAGTAATGTCTCTTACCATCTGTACCAGTATATTGTGCGACAGTGTAAATCTGTCCTGGTTCAACAATTACTTTTACAGGTTCTTGCATTGCTGTAGCGTATGCTGCCTTTCCTGCTTCTGTAGTCTTGTCGAATTTAGTTTCGTCTGGTTTACCAACGATTCTATTATCAGGAATACTTGTAATATTCACTGAAAGTCCACCTTTTTCAAGTTTCTTTGAAGCTAACTGTTCGTATGTTACTGGCTGTCCTGTAATATAATTGTAAGGATGTGCATGTATAGCCTGTCTTGTACCGTCATTAGCAGCTACACTTGCTCTCTTGTCAGCCAAATATCTCAAACCAACATGTCGTCTTGTTAAACCTTCCTCTTGAAGTTCGATTAAGCCTGATACAGCTTCAAGACCATTGTAATCGTTAGTATAATAAACTTGATAAGACTCAAGAGAATTTGAAATAGCACTAATAGTTCCCTCTACAATACCCTGCTGCAAAGATACATCGTAAAGTGTTTCTACGAATACAGGTGCATCACCATCTTGTGCCTTATTACCTAATACGTTCAGAATATACTCTTTATCAGAAGGATTCAAAGATACAGGATATTCAAAATATCCATCAGGATGTTTACCTTTCTCAACTTCTGCCCATAAAGTAGTCAATTGTTCCTCAGTATGTGCACCTAAGAAACCTGCTATTTTAAAACGTCCATAGTTTAAGGTATTAACTTGGAAACTTGAAGCATCTGGGCTTAATCCAAAGCCAGAACACTCGTTACCAAGTGAATAAAGAGGTACATATGGTAATATTCTAAGTGCATCCATATTATACTTTCTTGGTGCTTTACAATCATCAGCCTGTGTAGCAGCTGTTTCACCAACATTATATGCCAAAACATCATAAGAATTTGATGAACAAACACAAGTATCATCATTTGATGTTGACTTCATATATGGATGATATGAACCACGAGAGCGAAGAACAGCAACTACCATCTTGCTACCTCTTTCGGCATCATTTACGATTTCTCTATCAGCTGTAATTAACCACGCTGGACCAGCATTGTATCCACTAAGACCCAATACACGCACGAATTTCAGATTCTCTGATTCTGATAAATATGATTTTGCAATATATGGTGCTTCGTACTTAGGGTATTGACTTCCCTTAAATTTCTCTGTACTTGTACCACCAAATACTTCTTTATACTCTCTCCAGTTTGGTGTATCAATTGCTTGGAAAGCAGGACCACGCAAAGATTCTCCCACAAGTCCCATCTTTGTGATACCAAGACTCTTAACCGCATAGGTCATATCTATGTCACGACCATAGATACCAGGAGAAACGTGTATACCTCTTGCATTATCTGCCATAATATTATATCTATTTTAAAAATTATTTTATTTTATACCACTATTTTAATAAAAAGTGTCATCATTGTTCTTTTATATAAATATTGTATTTCATTCAATAGTACATTATATGAAAGAAAAAATATGAATCGTTATATTTAGATTCTAATTTGCATCACTCTTTTTTGTTTTTAATTCCACTAAAGTTAAAAAATTGATATATTTTTTTACATTTAACTCGAATTTGTTATTAGATAATTTGTCTTTGTATTCACTTAGTAATTTAGAATCCTGATATTTCTCTCCGTATTCTATCTGCAAATTAAAAAATAACTCGGTAATTTCTCCTATTTCTTTAATTAATTTATTTAGAGTTACCACATCGTTAAAATCTAAAACAAATTTATATCTCTCTTCTATTTCTAATAGAGTTTTCTCTATTTTGATAGCATCTTTTATCGTAACAATCATATTTCCTATCTTTCTATAACAATTATTTCTTCGTCTGCTATTTCATCAAGCGGACTTTCTGGCGAACTATCACTGTCAATCACTGTATCAGGGTCAAAGCCATGTAATATAACTTTAGAATCTTGATAAAGGTCATCTCTTGTTATCTCCACAGTAATTTCATCCTCTTTATAAAAGTTAATTTCTTCACCGTCTAAAACCATAGTTTCACCATTTATCTTCAATACCATATCATATACGTTTTCTGTTTCTACAGTGTCTAATATCATGTCTGTATCAATGGTAAAACTTTCAGAACTATCGCATGAATCAATATTGATTACAAAACTTAGTTTCTTATTGTAATATTTTTCTATTTCTTCTTCTTTATCACAACATTCATCTTCTGTATTACAAATTTTTACACAAGTATTTGTATCTTTAAATTTATTGGTAGGTATCTCTGGTTCACACGTTATTCCATTTGATTCTGTGTCATCATATGTTATAATTCTTTCTCTATCTGTCATACGTGTATTATCATCTTTCATAGCGTGTGAAAAACCATTAGATGAATTATCTGAATTAGGTCTATTATCCATTTCACTATCTGACATTCTTGATGATTTTATTTTGGATATATTTTCATCAAAAGTATCTATGATTCCACCACCTGTATTACTTACCGCTACATCATCGAATGAACGCATAATGAATCTTGAAGGTAAATGTTTAACATCAAAGTCCTCTGAACGAATGATATACGCTTTTAATTTTATTTTAAACGTCTGTGAATAATACTTTCTATCATCTATAGTGTATTCTGACTCATCAGATATATCTTCAAGTGTTATTGGCATAGGATGACCATTTGGAAAAATATAACTCTGTATACTTTGAAATTCATAATGTATTAATTCATTCATACGGTTAAGAAGTTCATACTTGTTACATACTATTCCGACCATATAATCAAAGTTAACTGCAAACGGTTGTTTCATTGTATACATATCATAGGCTTCAGTTCCATTTTCCTGAAGTACTGGCTCATAGAAAACTGCATAATCTCTATGTCCTGGTATGTTCATATAAGGTCCTTGACTCTCACCCTTCTGTGGGTTAGGTGCACGTGTTATAGTTTTAAAATTAAGTACAATACTACCCGATTCATCTAAATATTTCCACGTTTGTGAATATTCACTTATTCTTTGGCTACTATATAACTTATATGTCGGCAATTTCTTGCCATCATAAACTATATCTATTTTTTTGTCAACCCATTCAAAAAATTCTTGGTCAATATCTTCATATCCCACTGGTTTTGGCAGTGGAGTTCCATGTTCAAGAATCACTTTAGACATATTTCTCCGTTTTTCAACGCCATATGAATTATGTCTAAGTTTCATTTTATTGATAAATGGTTTAGGTTGTATAAGTGCCATTATTTTTTCTCCTTTTTTGTAATGTTAATATCTTTGTCATTGAAGATAACATATATATCAAAGCCTTGTTCATCATGTGCTATTATTCCTGTATATCCAATTTTGTTTAAAAAAGCACTTGCTTCCTTATCACTACCTAATATACTTGAAATTGTACCATAAATACTACCTTCATCTTGACATTGTGCTATATATATGCATTCGTAGTCCCAAAATTCCTGTTCACATCCTTGATATGCTTCTTTTCCGTACTCATCCTCTGTTGTATAATATTTGAAGAACTTTTTTGCAATACTCATACTTTCTCTTTTAGACGGAGTTTTGTCATATGTCAGAAATTTGTTACCAGATATATCAGCATGATAAATAATACCGCCCCTTGCGTATTCCATGGCACATTCTTCAGATGTTGTGAAGTACAGACCATAACCAAACGCTTGATTTCCCCATCCACTATTAAGATATTTCAAATCAAACTTATCAAAGTCCTTAAAACTACCATGCATTAGATTAACTTCATTATTTAGGTTTTCAATTAAGACATTGATAGTTTTTAAACGTTCTTTTAAATTGCTTTTAGAGGCTTTATTTTCAAACTTTAATGTATTTGGATTGTCGTTATCTAATAACTCCTGAGAAGCCCTTGAAATACCCTTATTCCAACCACTATATTTAGGGTCTAATGTTTTTTCTTTATGTTTAAGAACTCTTTTTGACTTTTGTTTCTCTTTTTCTTGTTGTATCATTTGGTTAAGAGTATATCTATTTCTATAAACTTCTTCAAAAGCAGCTTCTGACCATCTGTAATACTGATTTTTAACAAATCCTTTAGAATATAAGAATCTATCAATGATTTTAGGAGGAAATGTACCCCAACCATACTGTCTTAGCAATGAAGAAATTTCATTACTTGTTTTTTGTTTGAAATAATATTTTGAATCTTCTTTAATCATAACCATTATGCTTTAAATTCTGAGGTGTCTACAGGGCTTGCTTGAATTGTACGGTAAAGTGGTATTGTACCCCATAATGTATGACCATTGTCATAATTGTTTCTACCGTCATTATTAACGACAAAATATATCATTAAGTCTGGTTTTACCTGTACACCAATATAATCACCATTTTTAATATCAACACCTAATTCTTGAAGTGTTTCCTGATATACACTTACGGTTAGTTTACCAGTTTTTACATACGTACCTAATTGTTTTGTCTTATCGTACGATTTTAACTCTGGTTGTTCTATTTTATAAACACAATGTATTTCTACAGGCGTTTCATATTCTATGTTATTGACATCAGCTTCACCATATACGGCATCGGTATTTGTAGTACTTAATTTCACTTGATATAGAACTACGGTTTGATTCATATCCTGTTCTATATAATCTTTACCGACCTGTAATTCAAAGTCAAAAGATTCTTTATCATAGAATAGGTTATTTCTATTTATGGGAACTCTTCTCTTTGTTCCTTGGTTGAATGTAATTTCTGCCATTTCTTAACTATAATATTTTTCTTCTATTTCTTCATTAAAGCCATCGTCTAAGATTACCATCTGAGGTTCTCCCTCTCTTATTGTCATACCCCAATTCGCTAATCTACAGAAATCACCTACAGGTGGTCTATAATTCATTATATAATCATACAATTCATTAAGAATATAAGAATTTTCTTCATCATAATCTAACATATCTCTTAAATTATCATCTGAAAGAATCTGACGTGATTGGATTCTTGATGGGGTTGCTATTTTTCCAGCTGACAAAATAAACGCTTGAACTTGTTTCCATGTAAATCCTATTACTTTTTTAAAGTCTTGCGCTCTTGCTGGTAATACATATTCGCTTACAATCCACTGATATGAAGGCTCTCGTTCTCCATCGTATGAATACATTGTTGTGTGTTCTCCGTCATACATGAATATTTTAGGAAAGAGATTATATTTGTTCTTATAATAATCGTTTAATGTTGAACATTCTGCCTCATTCTGTGCAATACCTTTAACGTTCTTAGCCAATTTTAAAACTCTTTCATCGTCAATTTGGAAAACCATTCTACTCGAACCACTACCAACTGGATTTCCTAATAAACTTTTGCAATATGCTACTTTTTTATTATAGCTAAGTTTGTTAAGTTCATCTAAACTAAAACCACTCTTTACAGCTTCAAGAAGTTTGTTTTGACTTTCGTTTATAATAATATTTTTCATTATTTTTTACTTTTAATATAAATATTAACAAATAAAACATATATATAATTTGACTTTATCAAAAAAAGTTTTATATTTTATATATAAATATATATAAAATATAATTTGCAATGGCATTGTCTTTAGATGAAATAAATCGCTCACATAGATTATTAAGAGAATATAATGGTGAAAACCCATATATTATTTCTCTTAAAAATTCAGTGTACGCATATAAGACAAAGACTCTCAATAATTTTGAATGTGAGTTTATCTTAAACAATTATAATAAAGAACCACTGTTAGTTAATAAAATTGTCTCTATTATAAATTGGTGGGGCAAGAAGAAGCAAGAAGACTGGGAACTTGAATTTACCCCGTCTAAACTTAAAATTACTTATTATTTAGGAGAAACGAAATATTTTTATTGTTTCTATTGTTTTTATCGTCAGAGTCAAGATAAGGCTGTAATGTGTTTTGCACCTAAAAAGGCAATACTTACAGATTTCCTTACTCCAGACCATAATTCAATGGAAATAGATTTTACCCCTTATAATCAGATGAGTGGACGTGTAATGATGCCTTATCAAGAGGAGGCTGTTAAGTTTCTTACCGCTCATCCTAAAGCAATTCTTGCATCTGCTATGGGTAGTGGTAAAACATTTTCAGCTATTGTGGCAGCACTTCATGGCGGTTATAAACATATATTGATTATTGCACCTGCATCTGTTAAAAAGACGTGGGAAAAAGAGTTGTCTCTTCTCGTTCCAAAGGAAGATATTACAGTTGTGAATGGTTCAACGTGGGTTGATGCAAGATTTACTATTATTAATTACGACATTCTCAAGAATTTCTACACGATACCTACTCAAAAAATACACGTTAAAGAAATGAGTGTTGATGAAAAAGGTGAAGTTATTTCTGAATACAAAGAAAAAGAGATTATTTCAAGAAATCGTAAGGTAATTTGTAACGCTATGTCTGAATCTCAGTTGTTTCAGTCAAAATTCGACCTCATTATTATTGATGAGGCACATAGATTGTCCAATACAACTTCTGGACGTTATAAAATCATTTCAGACTTTGTAAAAAGAGCAAGACCGACTGGAGTTTACGAATTAACAGGAACACCTATTACTAATAGACCAATTAACTTCTTTAATCTTTTAAAGATTATTAATTGTCCACTGGCGGAAGACTGGACTTATTATGTTGAAAGGTACTGTGACGGTAAAGCATTTTATAAAAAGAATGAAAGAGATGCACATACTGCATTGTACCTTAAAAAGGTCAAAAAGAGTAGCTGGTATGATTTATCTGAACAACAAAAAGAAGAATTAAAAAATATTCTTTCTAAAAAATGTAAGAAGATATGGAAAACTGGCGGTTCATCTAATTTAGAAGAACTACAGGAATTACTTAAACCATACTATTTGCGTAGAATGAAAGAGGAATTTGGTAATATGGTTCCAAAAACGGTTAAAGTTTTACATTATAACCTTACTTCTGAACAGCGTGAGGAATATGATAGGGTATGGTGTGAATATCGTGATTCTAAAATTGAATCTGCCGATACATTTGAAGATGGAATGAAGGCAATGGTGGATGCTGAGAAGTATAAGAAGATTACCGAGGGTGTTCTTTTGAGACAATGGTTAGCACATGAAATGTTAGATAAAACTATTTCTCTTACTAAAAAATGTATAGAACTTGGTCATAAAGTTGTAGTGTTCTGTTCTTTTGATGACGAAATTAATACTCTTATGAAAGAGTTTGGTAGTATTGCCGTTAAGCATAATGGAAAGATGCTGAATAAGTATAAAGATAAGTCAGTAGAGTCTTTTCAAAATGACCCTAACATTAAAGTGTTTATCGGAAATATTAACTCTGCTGGTGTAGGTTTAACTCTTGTAGCATCTGATGTGGCTATTTTTAACAGTTTCTCTTGGGTGTCTGGTGATAATTTGCAAGCTGAAGATAGAATACATCGTTTAAATCAAACAAAGAAATGTACAGTTTACTATCAAGTTTTTTTAGATACTTTTTATGAGGAGATGTTAGATAAAGTAAGAGGTAAACAAAGTATTATTGATAATATAATTGTTACTGAAAATGAAAAATAAATTATAATGGAAAATAATGAAGATTTGAAACTATGTTTCGTTAATGTAGTAGGAATGGAAGAAGATGGTAAATATCGTTATGAATTTATCTTTACCGACGATATAGATAATGTATGGGGAGAGAATTTTGATGAGAAGCCAGCAGGTCTTATTAATAACTTAATGGTTGATGAACAATATAAGACTGAAACGCACGTGGTAAGAACTAAGATTAAATTTGACCTTGTACAACAATGTTGTTGTTTTGGTATGCAAGATTGTATGGATGGAATAGTCGCACTTGCTTATGAGAACATTGATGATTACGAATCTTATCCAGATGACGGAAGATTAGTGTTTAATTTTGGTGAATCATATTTTAATGTTGAATCAAAACTTGCAATGAAAAGTATTTTAATTGGTTGATATTTATAGTAAAAAGATATGCAGTATTTCTATTTACGTCAGAATAGTCTTCTTCCTCAATTAAGAATGGAATTGATTGAGGATGGAAGACATGACTTTAATAAATTCCATGACATGATACAGAATGCAGTAATTACATTTACAATGGTTAATGCAGATACTAATGTCACGAAAATAGCCAAAGCACCTTGTTATATAAAGAAAAAAGAGGGTAATGGATGTGTGGAACAATATGTTATCTGTTATGATTGGAAAAAACGTGATACACAAGATGTCGGCACATTTAATGGTTATTTTGAAATAACCTTTGGTGAAATAAAGTCAGATGAAACTTCTTATCCAACAGGTAACTTATGGATGCCTATTAGAGAAGATTTGGTCATTACCATTTTACCAATCGGGAATAAGTCTTAGTTTGTAAGTCGTATCTTTTTCTCCAAGATGCGACTTTTTTTATTATATCGAGTAAACTTGTTAATCTAAAATCATGTCGATTTCCGCCATTCATTAGTTCTGTTTCATAGACTTCTTTTAAAAGTTCAATACTTTTATTTATTTTATCTAAATTTTCTTGTTTCATAATTTTAAAATTATAATTATAAATATTTAACTCGAATAATTTGTTCATTTAGTGAATATTACTTAACTTTGCATACAAATAAAATTGTAATTATGAAACTTACTAAAACTTATTTGAAAGAATTATATAAGAAATGTAATCATAAGTTCTTTAATGATGAACTTCCTAAAACTGGTTTATCGTTTAGAATAGACCATTCTATTCATAATGTAGCAGGATGTTATTTTTCTACTAAAAATGATAAAATAAATACTACAATTTATTTCAGTGATATGTATGAGTGGAATGAAAAATGTCTTGAAAGAATTATGTTACATGAGATGGTTCATGTTTTTTTATATTCTTCAAATAGAAAAGCAGATTCTAAGCATGGGAAACGTTTTAAAGAGGTTTGTATGAATATTAATACCAAGTTTGGTGTTAATGTACCATTAGACGGTTCTTTTGTATCACTTACAGATGAGGGTTTGCAACAAAAAAGTGCTAATAAAAAAACACATAATATTTTCTTATTAGCACTTAATTACTTATTAAATAAGTTATTTTAATTCTATTTATAGATTTGATTAATTGCGTAGCTCTGATTACTTCTATTGTTCATTGCGCTATAATTAACTCTCTTAATTAATTCACCAATAGTCATTTTGTCACCATATTTCTGCGCAAATGATTGCAATTGTTTAATCATCTCTTGTTTCTTATCGTATGCACCCTGCTCTTTGTAGTTTGTTTTTGCTGCCTGCCAACGTTTACCTAAATTATAGTTTACTTCTGTATCATTTGGTGCGTTATGTCTTTGTGATGCATTTCCTACACCTCTACCGAAAAACGCATTAGCACCAGCCTTTACATTGTCCCATACACCCTCATTTGTCATATTCTCTTGTAAAGCTGTTCTTACTGAATTTTCTATAATATTATGTAAATCAGCCTCTGTTAGTCTTATAACTTGTTTCATAATTTATTTATATTTTTAATATAAATATCATTTATTTTTTATTTATTTATCTTTTTAGATTTGTTTTTTTTATAAAGATATTGTATCTTTGCAACGTTTCTGATGCCATTGTTGATGTGGCTTTAAGAATATAATTTAAAAAACAATAATTCATGAAGAAAATTACACCTGAAGACGTTGAGAGGTTTCTCAATGGACATGACCCTATGGAGAGAATTATATCCATAGAGTGCGGTTATGATGATAATACGGCAAGTATTATCTATGTTAATAAAAATGGTGACAAGCGTGTTAAACGTGAAAATTTTTATCCTTTTGTTTGGGTTAAAAATAGTGCTTGTCAAAGAATGTTTGGTGGAGATAGGAGTTTATTTATTAGAAAACTTCGCCAATACGGAATCAAAATCAAAGCTCTTCAAACTCAGGGTGATGATGGAAGTGTTAGTTCACGTCTTGATGAAGGTTATAAATTCCTTTTTTATTCGTACAGAAAGATGTCATATAAAGTCTTTATGATGTTCTTTCAGGAATCTGGTGTTCCTATATATGAAAGGAAAAAGAAAAACGATGATGCAATAGGCGGTAGTAAAGAATTTATGACCTGTAGTCCTGTAGAACAGTTTATGATTTCCACTGGTAAAAGACTTTTTAAAGGTTATGATAATTATGATGACTTAAAGAGAACTACTTTTGACCTTGAAACTGAAGGTCTTAATGCAAAGTATCACATGATTAGTCAGATTGGTTATCGTAATAATAAGGGTTTTCAGAAAATTATTAATATAACAGGAGATAAAGAAGAAAAATGGAAATCAGAAATGGCTGCCATTGAGGAGTTTGTTAGGATTCTTTCCGAAGATAAACCAGACAACGTTGCAGGTCATAACTCTGAAAACTTCGACTGGGATTTTATTATTAATAGATGTAAGGAACACGGAGTTGATTTCTCTGAACTTTCAGAAAAGTATCTTAATAGACACCCTATTTTTAAGAAGAAAAAGCAGACTGTCTTGAAGCTTGGTGGTGAAATGGAGTATTATTATCCGACTATTATGTGGGGTACTAATATCATTGATTCTATGCATGCTGCACGTAGAGCGCAAGCACTTGATTCAAGTATGAAGTCATCTAATTTGAAGTATGTTACTAAATATCTTGGTTTAAATAAACAAAATCGTGTATATGTTCCTGGTGATATAATTAATCAAACATGGGCGGTAACAGATGAAGTATATGCATTTAACGATGATAATGGAGATTGGTATAAAGTTACAGATAGTAAACCATTAAGAGATGGATATGTTTTAAAATCTGGTAAATATATCGTTGAACGTTATCTATATGATGACTTGTGGGAAACTGATAAAGTCGAACTTAAACTTAACGAGTCTAACTTCCTTGTCGGGAAGATGATTCCTACTTCTTTCTCTCGTACTTGTACTATGGGTACTGCTGGAGTGTGGAAGCTTATTATGCTTGCATGGTGTTATGAGAATGAATTAGCTATTCCGTCTACGACTTCTAATAGAAAGTTTACGGGTGGTCTTTCACGCCTTCTTATTACTGGTTATGTTTCACGTATTGTAAAGTTAGATTTTAATTCTCTTTATCCTTCTATTATTCTTACATGGAATATTTCTACTTCTCTTGATGTAATGAATATTATGTTGTATCTCCTTGAGTACATTCTTACACAAAGAGAGAAATATAAGGACTTAAAGAATCAGGCTGGTTCAAAAGCCGATGAAATTAAAGATGAGATTGCTAATGCTACTGGTCTATCCGAAGATGAAATTAATAAATTATTAGAATCCGTTAGATATTGGAAAGCTGAAAAGATTGGTAATGATAAAAAACAGCTACCTCTAAAAGTATTAGGTAATGGTTTCTTTGGCTCTTATGGGTGTCCTATGGTATTTCCATTTGGAGATATTGATGCAGCAGAGAAAACAACTTGTATTGGTCGTATGTCTTTGCGACTTATGATTTCTCACTTTACTAATATTGGTTATACGCCTGTTGTAGGAGATTCATTTACAGGAGATACACCTATTTTTATTAAGTATGATAATTCTGGTTTAATTGATATTGTTCCTATAGAAGACGTTATTAATAAAGATGAAATACAAATTGATGCCTTAGGTAGAGAATACGATACATCTAAAAAGTCTTTTAAAGTACTTTGTAATTCAGGATGGATTGAACCATCTTATATATATCGTCATAAGACATCAAAAGATATATATAGAGTTACTGATAATGATACATTAATTGATGTTACAGAAGACCATAGTCTTTACAATAATAATGGGGTTAAAATTAAACCAACTGAGATTAATGCAGAAACAGAATTGGATTATTATAATAATTTTACTGATAATATGGTAGTCACAAATATTTCATTAAAATATATTGAAAGAATTAGTTCATTAATAAAAACAAATACTTTAACAAAATTACCTATAAAAATAATTAATATGGATAAGAAATCGTATGAAATTTTTAACAAGTTTTTTGATAACTACGGTTTAGATATTGTATGTTCTAAATCAGTTAAAGCAGGTTTGTTATTTCTTTATAACCGTTATAATAGACTATAATCTATGGGTAGGAAGAAAACTTTAAAAGAATTTGTTGAAGAAGCCAATTTAGTGCATAATAATAAGTATAATTATGATAAATCCATATATATCAATAATCATACTAAAATATGTATTATTTGTCCTAAGCATGGAGAGTTTTGGCAAACTCCAAACTCTCATCTTAATTGTAATGGATGTCCTGCTTGTTCTAATGTAAAGAGAATGACAAATGAAGAATTTATTAAACGTGCCAATAGTATACATAATTTCAAATATAAATACTATAATGATTTTTCTGGTATTCATCATAAAATACAAATTTCATGTCCCATTCATGGAGATTTCTTTCAGTTGGCAAAAAGACATCTTGAAGGTCAAGGGTGCCCCATGTGCGGAAAACAATATTCTATAAATTGGAATAAACATAATTACAACCATTTTGTTGAAGAGTCTAATAAGAGATTTAATAATTACTCATTCCCTTATATACAAAATGAATATGAAAATAGTCATTCTGTATTAACAATTAAATGCAAAAAATGTGGTAATACTTTTCAAAAAATAGCTTGTGACCACTTGACTTCTCCTTTTGGTGGATGTCAGAACTGTTTTTCGGATACGTCATATGGAGAGAAAAAAATATCCAAATTTATTAAAGATATTTTACCTAATATTGAAATAAAATATAATGATAGGAAAATACTTAATGGAAAAGAGTTAGATATTTATATCCCATCTTTAAACATAGCAATAGAGTATAATGGTCTTTTTTGGCATTCTGGAATGTTTCGTTGTGATAAAAATTATCATTTAAATAAAACTATTGAGTGCGAAAGACAAGGTATAAGACTGATTCAGATTTTCGAAGATGAATTATTACATAAAGAAGATATTGTTTTTTCTAAAATTAAGCATATCCTCTATCAAAGTAATGAAAAAGGAAACAAAATTTATGGTAGGAAATGTATTGTTAAACAAATAGATTATAAATTGTCGAAAGATTTTCTTGAAAAAAATCATATCCAAGGTGCATCTAAAGCAACGATATATATAGGTTGTTATTATGAAGATAATTTAGTCGGTGTTATGAACTTTATTAAAAATAGCAATAATAAGTGGATTCTAAATAGGTTCGCTACAGATATAGACTTAAATTGTATTGGTGTTGGTGGTAAAATTTTCCACTGGTTTATCTCACATTATTGTCCGTTAGAAATAATTTCATTTGCAGACAGACGCTGGTCCACAGTATTACATGATAATTTTTATAATTTAGTAGGCTTTAAATTAGATAAAATCTTACCACCTAATTATTCTTATTTTATGAATGGAATAAAAAATAGATTACATAAATTCAATTTTAGAAAAAGTAAATTGCATAAAAAATATGGACTATCATTATCATTAACAGAAAATGAAATGACGAAAGAGATTGGTGCTTATAAAATATGGGATTGTGGATTAATTAAATATATTTGGAAATATGGTGAAAATTAATAATTTAGGTAGAACAAATGATTATGTTTATGATATATCTTTGGATGGGACAGTTGTAAATGCATTAGGAATGAACATTGTTTCTAACACTGATGGTTTTAACTTCCAAATGCCAGAAGAAGATAAATTTAGATATAATAACGAACATCCTTATATAAGTACTGGTGGTGGACGTAATAGCGTCAAAGGTAAAGCATACACACGTGTTGATGCTGATGTGGCAGAATTTGAAGATACTTACTTTACTCATGCGTGGAATGGTGGAGTTAATAAAATGGGTCTTGGAATAGACGAGTACTGCGATGCTTGTATTCAGTTTGCACGTAAGAACTATGCTGACCTCATGCCAGATGGTAAAACGAAGAAAGTAGGTAACACTATTAAATCACGTAAGATGTCTGGTTATCTTGAAAAGTTTATTGATACGGGTATTGACTTGCTTCTTCATGATAATGGTTATAAGTTTCTTGAGAATTATTATAATTATATCGAGCAAATTTACAATTATCAAATTCCAGTGAGAGATATAGCTTCTAAGGGTAATATTAAGAAAACAATGGAAGAGTATATTGCAGATACTAAAACACTTACGAAGAGTGGAAGTAAAAAATCACGTCAAGCATGGTATGAATTAGCTCTTAAAGAAAATATACCTGTAAAAGTAAGTGATACAATATATTATATCAATACTGGTGTTAAGAAAAGTCAATCAGATGTTAAGCGTATTACTCATCAATATACTATCATAAATGGTGAAGAAGTAGAACTTACAGCTAAGGTTATAAGACAATTGGTAAGTCCGATTTGCGAGAAACAAGGTATTCTTTATAAGAATCTTAAGACAAAAGACAAGAAGGAAATGCTTAAACCTTTCATTAAACGTGAAGAAGATGAGATTATATTAAATTGTCAAATTGTTCCTTCTGATATTATTAATAGTGAAGATGATATTTTATGTAGTGAAATAGAAGATTTAGGTTATGAACCTATTGAATATAATGTTGATAAATATATTTCACAATTCAATAATAGAATACGTCCACTTTTAGTATGTTTTTCACCAGATATTAGAAATGAAATTCTTATAACTAATCCAAAGGATAGAAAATTCTTCACTGAGAGTGAATCTAAGCTTGTTCACGGCTTTCCAAACAAGCCTACCGACCAAGATACCTATGAGGCACTTATGACCCCTGAGAGGAAAGAAATAGAGTTCTGGTTAAAGATTAATGAACGTCCTCCTTTTGTTGATGAGTGTGGAATAGATTGGGATGGTTTAGTCAATAAGTATTACGAGGAACGTTCTCAAGAAGATAATGAAACTTATAAATTGGAAAATACTCGTTATTTGGAAGCATTGGAAAAGATTACACCAGAAGATGTAGAGGCGTTTGAAGAGGATGGTGTTATACCTTCTTATATCACTTCAATTGTTACTATGGGTTCTGATTTGCACTTCTATTTTAACAACATTCCAGATAAAAAACCTTCAACAGGTGGATATGTATTTGATGATATTTCAGTACCACAGGAAGTGGATGTTTCTTATTAAAATAAAAAAAGACTATAGTATTAATGCTATAGTCTTTTTTTTTGTTGTTTATTTATCTATTAAGTTTAATATTCTCCGCAATCATAAATATCAATATTTGCACTAACATTTGTTAAATTACCAGATTCATTTTTTTCAAATTTAACATTGTGATTTGCATCGGTTGTTGTAGCAAAATCGTATGTTTTTGCATTTGTGGTAGCGCCTCCGCCTCCACCTATTACACTTAAATCGTAATTAATAGTACCATCAGATTTTTTAGTACGAGTAAAGCCAATAGTATTGTTAGAACTTGTTAATTCAGTAACAGTTTTACCGCTTAATTCCTTTGTTCTTGTGTTAAGGTCATTAAGTGAAGCAGCAACTACTTTCTCATTGTCAAGGATGATTTTATTAACCTTTTTGAATGCTTTGTTTACACTATCAGTACCACTTATAGTTAACGGTTCTGACGCTTCTAAATTGGTTGTATCATAATCATTACCAAGAGTTAATGTATTTGGATTTATTGTTACATTTGCTACACCATTAGAAACTGTACCAGCCGTACCATTTACACTAACATTCTTAATTATACCATCAGGATTAAAGTTAGGAGTTGAAGTTGGTCTCCAGTTTTCTAATTTTTGTGTTTCAGACAGTAATACACCATTTTGTGCATCCTCTGGTCCAACATACATATACTGTGTTTTTTCATCAGCAACATAAACGGTCATACCGATATGGATGAGTGCGTAATTACCAGATGTGTTCCATGTACTTGCGCCAGCGGTTAAGTTAGCCTTTGTTTTAACAATATATCTTGCATCAACAGGGTCTGATGAACCAGCCATCATTGGTGCTGGTAATGCAATACTATTACTATGTAATACGAAATTTTTTTCAGCCATTGTTTCTTACTATTAATTCATTTTTAGTTCAAATTTAACAGATGCTAAAGCACCGCCTTTCCAAGTATATGTATAATACTTAACTTTCACAGCACTTCCAGTTGAATCAGTGAATATAGTTTCATCGCTTTCAACAGGAGTACCAAAACCGCTCAGTTTATTAACATCATATTTGCCACTAATAGTGTTAAATGCATTTGCAGCTGTTAATTTCTTAGGAGTTTTAATAACAAGTGGATTAGCATTATCTGTATTAGGGAACTGAACCTGATATGTCCAAGCCTGTGTCCAAGCCTGTAACGGAAGCTCTACGAGGTTAGTTGAGAAAGTACTACCAGTATTCGCTGAAACAGGTGCTGTTACATTAATTGTAATGTTGTTGCTTGTTGATACGCTACCTGCTGGATGAGGATTTGCTACATTACCACCATTAGTAGTTTTAATTGGATTTGGACTATCACCCTTTGATGTGCGTATAGTTGCACCAGCTGCATAATTAGCTGTACCTTTGTAAACAAAAGCACCTAATGTAGCATATACAGTCTTATTGTTAGCTCTGTCAACTTTTGTACCAGTTGTCATAGCACCATTATTGTTTGTGTGTGTTTCATTTGTCTTTGCACCGACATATCTAATATCAGCGGTTACTTTATCTTCTACATGTACATTACCCTGATTAAGTGTTACTGATAAATTACTGTCTGCAAGTGCTTCTGAACCAATTTTAACAGATGCACCGTTAGAGTACTTATCAGTAGCAATTGTTGCAGTAGGTTCTGTAACTGTTGGATAAATTGTTTTAAAAATTAATTTATCAATTATCTCTGATAATGTATAATTGTTCAAAGAGCCAGCTGTAGTACCAGCTTCAATATCTCCAATAGTTTCTGGAACTTTCAAGTTAACTGGTGATACGTTTGTGTACATCAATTTAAACGCATCCCTTGTTGTTTCTATCTGACCGTCTGGTTTAACAGTTTCTTTTGTTATAACGTATTTGTCAGATGATACTGTGTCACCACTTGTAGGATGTGCATCCTCTGCTGTCTTAGAATATTGTCCATCAGTATCTTCCAAACGCTTAATTTCTTTAATAGTTTCGCCTCGTTTGGATTTCTTTATGATATCCTGAAGATTTAATGTATAGATTGTGTCAACGTTATTCTTTTTGATTTTAAAACCAATAATTTGTGCAACTCCATTAGATTCTGTTGCTGTTGCATCCTTGTAACTTACTACAATTGGTTCACCATCTAAAAGATTTGCACTTTGACCAGTAAGAGCTGCTTTAGCTTCATCTATAGTGTTATAGATATTGTTACTTCTCCGAAGTTGTAAATGTCTCATTGTATATAAAATTATAATTATTTTATTAATATTTAAATCTTACTGTAGATAAGTATTCCACAGTAAGATTATAATTTATTTTTTTTAGAATGTTCCGTAATCAATAGAGCCATCAAAATAAAGACCATTAGATTCAGCATTTTCTTTAGAATCCTTAACATGTACTATTTTGATAAGGTTGTAATCATGACCGATTTCGCTTGTATTTTGTACTTCTACATTTTCATTACCAGTATCACTTTGTCCTTCTGAACCATGTGTTCCGTTGTAATGTGCTAAACGTACATCTACTGCTAATTTATTTACATTACTACCATTCTCTTTCTTAGCAGAAACACTACTTGAATAAGTATCTGAACCATTATAAAGATTAGTTACATTTTCTTTAATAGTTTTTAATTCATCTGCTAATTTACGGTCTGCATCTACTAAACTTGTCGCATTCTGTAAAATTTCGTTAGTTGTACCAGCATTTAGGTCTTGATAATTTTCTCCATCAGTAACATTGTCTTTTCCAGTAACAATTTTGCCTATTGTTTTAATGTTATTTTTAAGAGTTTCTGAAACATCATTTGTTTCCTTTTTAATGAAGTTTCTTACTTTATCTCCACCAACGTACAAACCATTATTACTTATAGTTAACAAGTTGTCTGCATGGTCAACATCATTTCCTTCTCCAGCCAATATAACTCTTGCTGATAATATGTCAGTATGGTTGTCTGCACTAACCATATCTCTATCATTTCTAACAAGTTTAATAGCCGAATTAGTTTCGTAGTTTTTAACATCCCACTCGTTAAACAAGTCCATTACAGGTACTGTAATATTGTTGGTTGTTTTACGTCCTTCAACATCAACCTCATATGTTATGACAAGACTCTTGATATCCTTATCATATACCATACCTTTGATAACAGAACCAGCATTCAATGTAATAGTCTGTTCCTCATTCATTGCGGATGTCTTCCACTTGAGGCTATTCGTACCGCTATCATATCTTAAATTGATAGATGCATATACACCTGCACCGTCAGCATTATTAGAAATCTTAATGATGTTATCTGAAGCCGTAGATGGTAAAACCTGTGCATTAACAACATTGGTAGTAGTGTCAATATTGTCTTTAGAAACATTGAATTTTATAGTAGAGTTTTCACTCTTGAATGTATATTTACCATTTTTAATAACATCTTTTAAATCCTCAGATACTTTAGCAATTTTAGTATCTAATTTTTCGTCATTTGCTTTTAAACTGGTAATATCACCCGAAATAAATTGTAGTTTAGTTTGTAATCTTCCAATATCAGTATGATTTTGAGTAATACCATTGGTAAAGTTACCAACTTCACTACCTAAATTTTTAATTTTAGTACTATTTTCTTGAATATCACGATTTAAACTTGTTAAAGCAGTTTCATGATATTGAATATGATTATTAATAGTATCTACTTTTCCTTTTAAAGTATCTATACTATTACCGTTGCTTTCGCTCTTAGTTTTAACAACTGCTAACTCGTTCTTTAAAGTGTCAATAGCATCCTTATTGTCCTTAATTTTCTGACTTGAAACATAAAGTTTCTGTACACCATCTTCCTCTACTTGTGTAAGGATATTATCATCCTTATGACGAACGATATGTACATCTGCGGTTAATACGTCTTTACCATTAATAACTCTTGTTCTGTTAAGTTCAACAGTATGGTTCTGATTTTCTGTTTGAGATGTTTCCCATTCAGTAATTAAACCGCTCATCGGAATGCTTACAGTTTCTCCGTTTTTACTTTCAATGTCATCAAAAACAAGCACTAATTCCTCTGTTTCAGCTTTGTATTCAGCCTTTTTAACAATTTTAGATGTTGCAAGAGGTATTCTACGTACACGTGAAGCATTAGTAGAATCTGATACAATTAACTCATTCTTAGTCGCATCATAATCAATAGTAGCTAACAAACCTGTATTAGTTTCAATTACAAGGTTATTATCACGATTAAGTTTAACATCACCTGTAATTTTAAAACCGTCTATAGTTTCGTTCTTTGTTAATTGAACAGTACTGGTTTCACCTACATTAACATTAGCGTTCTTATTTAACTTATTTAATGTCTTGTTAATGCTATCAAGTTCTTTCTGTGCATCAGTATTTACACCATCTTTGTTATACTTGATATTAGATGCTCTTCTATCCACAAACAGACCGTGTTCTGAACCAACTTCTTTAAGAGCGTTGTTATCATTTATATCATTATAAATTTTAACATCAGCTGTTAATATGTCAGCACCAGGATAGTTAGTTTGTTTCTTTAGTTCTACAGAATGTGCTTCATTATTTACAACCCATTCGTCAACTAAATGACTCAAATCTATATCGGCTGTTTCTAATTCGCCTTTTTGGTTATAATATTCTAATACAACTTTCTCATTTACAGTATCTGTATATATTCTGTTAATAAAAGAAGCACTATTTAATTTAAAACTCTGCTTTTTATTTTTACTATCAGAAGATGTATTGATAAATGTGATAGTATTTGTTTTATCATCGTATTCAATATCTATACCAGCGTATAATCCGTCGATTACATTGTCTGAACCATACTTCCACTGTAACAAGTTTGTTGGGTCGTTAGAAATAGGTGTTTTTAAAGAATCTAACGCATCTTGTACATTAGTTTTCTTACCTGTTTTATCATAATAGCTGATATTCTTAGCTTGTCCAGATACATAAAGGTATTTGCCATCACCTATTGTTTTCAAGATGTTATCAACACCCATTTCTTTAGGTGCAATTCTAACATCTGCCTTTAATACATCTTTCCATTTTCCACTACGTCTATCATTGTCTACAACACCTGTGTCTGAATGTCTATCTCTTGTAAGTACAATAGGTGTTTTGCTTGATTCTCCCTCTGTGGTCCATTCGTCTATAAGGTCATCCATATCAACCTTTAACTCACGACCGTCAGCATATTTGAAAATCAGCGCTTCTTTTGTAATATCGTAATAACCATCTTCTATCGTTGGTAATGATATATCTGTTTCATTATCGTTAACTTGGAACTTAAGTACTTTTTTGGTATTATCATACGTCATACCAACATAAGAGTAAAGTCCATCCTTGTTTTCCTTAATGATATTCCATACTTCTTTTCTATTGATAATAACATTATCAGCTATTTTAACGCTACCTGATAAAACGTTTTCAGTACCGTCAGTTGATGTGGTTTTTGATAATTCAAGTGTATTACTATCCTTTGTGACAAAAGCAAACTTCTTAACAGCATCAGCTATCTCTTTGTAAGCATTATCAACTCGTTCATTAACACCCTCTATGTCAATGAAGAATACTTTATTTTGAGTACTTGGAGTTTTACCGTCTCCCTTTGAACCGATAGCTAAAATAACATTTGGATTTTCTTTATCACCATATTCTAAAACCATAGGTTCTGCATACAAAGGAAGCCAATCTATTGCATTGTCAGCACCAGTATCACCAGTTATCTTAAATGCAGTATTAACTACGCTATTACCAGTTACGTAAGCAATTGCCTCTTCTCTTGTTTTAAATATTCCTTCGTTACCATCTCCGTGATGTACGAATTGTAATCTATTTATCATCTTGTAATAACTTTTTAATTTTTATTAGAATTTACCAAAATTAGCATTGAAAGTTAACGTGATATTGTTGCTACCTTTCTTTTCATCAGTTTGGTCTTTTGAAGGAATTTCTGTTTTTCCGTTAGAATAAACAATGTAGTCACCGCCTTTTAGAATACTTCCCTCTATTTTATCTCTGTTCTCCCATTTTTCTGCAAGTCCAGTGCGTAACTCTTCTTCTACAGCTTTAGCTCTATCTCTTTCTTCTGTTATAGCGTCAGTGAGAGTTTTATCACCTTCAGTACGTTTTGTTATTTCTTTAGCAAGCGCATCTTTAATGTCATCTGTTTCATTGATAACATGTTCTGCAACAGCTTCTAAATCTTTACGTACATCTTTAATACCATCTTCTCTGTCTGATATTTCTTTGTCGAGTTTCTTTCCTAAGTTATCACTCTGTGCTTTTAACTCTTCATCAGCGTTCTTTCTTTCCTCTGTTTCGGTTTCAAGCGCACTTTTAACGAGATTTATTAAAGGTGTTGTTCTTGAAAGAATATCATTGTAAGCCTGTTGGTTGGTGTTAATTAATTTTCCATCAACAATTCTATATTCAGAATCAACGAAATCATCTTTACTAATTGGGTCATGAATTACAATTGTATCACCTTCTACCATTACCTTATGGGTCCACATGTTACCGTCCCATTCATGAAGTATGTAAGTAGGTTTACAACCTGCACAGTCTTTGTAGAACTCGTTATAAATTAACTCATTCTCGTCCTTTACATCTTCATTTATATTAGCAGCTGTCCAAACTGTAAATCCATGTTCTGTATTCAATGATGGAAGGAGAACTGTTTTATATGTGTTACCGCCAATTACTTCTGCACCATAATTATTAGACCCATTAAAATCTTTTACTAATCTAAGTGATAAGAAGTGTTCAGGACATTCTGTTATCTGAATAACACCTGATTTATTAAACTGAAATTGTTTTACATAATAGTCAAATCCTTCACCTTTAATTGTTTGAGAACTTGTCCAATATTTTGCTTCTTTATTAAATTTAATAATATCCTCGTTCTTATCAACACCATATCCGCCAGCAAATACATTAAAACCATACTTATCTGTTCCCTCTGGAGAAATAGGCTTTTCCTCAGCTACTTTATCATCATACAGATATGTATCGTCACTTGGAGTACCACTTGTTGAAGTTTTATTCCAGCACTCTGTTGATTTTAATTGTTTACCAGCAAGTTTACCTAATTGTACATGGCAATGAATATCGTTATGGTTCTGATATTGACATGGCTCTATTGCATTTAGCATGTTATCCCAATCCTGTTTTGTTGGAATACGCCATCCTGCTTTTAGCTTACTTTCAATCTCCTTTACACCATCCATAGTGTAAAGTCTTCCAGCATTTGAACTACAACTTAAAGTAACATATCTATCACCCTTACAAGGATTTACAGGTAAGCCACTTCCATTATCATTTCTTGTGTCAATAAGTGACTTAGCTGGAGAGTAATAACCTGATTTTTCTGTAGGATTAAGACGTACAGGGTCTCCACTCTTGCCATTGCCAAGAATGCTACCGTCTGTAATTACTTCTCTTAGGTATTTATTTTCAACTTTCTCGGCTTTCTTTGTCTTATCTGTTTCAAAGGTTCCGATTAAATGCTTATTATTATCACTATCAGTTACCCATAATTTACCATCAACGTCACTAAACTCAATTTTAAATTTCTTTTCTACTGGGTTTCCGTTTTCATCTTTATCATTGGTAGTGTATTTAAAACCAAAGCTGTTTTTGTCAGTACAATCACCAGTACAGCTACCAGTACCAGCGAAATGGTAATCATCTAATGTAATACCATTATTCATTAGAGAAGCAAGGTCGATACCAATAACATCACCATTATTTCTTGTTAATTTTAATGTATTGGTTTTCTTGTCAAATTCACCATTAGCTATATCTTCGTCCTTTAAGTTAAGAAGATTACTATCGACTTCATTTACGGTTAACTTACAATTCTTGGTAACGTCCTCTTTGTAAGGTGAAACAAGCTTGTAAAAATATAATCCTTTAGCCATATTATTTTTATATATTAGTTATTCTTTATTCTTTTTAATAAATATGAAAATATTTTTCTTTATACCTTATTTATAGCTAATAATGAATATAAACCTTACAATTTTTATGTCACATCCTAAAGGATATTGGAAAAACAAAGAAAATATGTTTATTGAAGCTAAGAAATATACTTCTAAAGAAGAATTTAAAAGTAATAATTTAACTGCTTTCTTAGCTGCCTACAAATATGGTTATATTGATGAAATGGATTGGTTAGTTAAACAAAAACAACATAAAAAAGGTTTTTGGACCTATAAAGAGATTGAAAAAGAATCTATGAAGTATAAAACAAAAACAGAATTTTTTAAGAAAAATCAAACCGCTTATCGTGCTGCGTTGAAACTCGGAATAATTGACGATTTCTTCATTACCAATTATATTCAGTATTAAAAAAAAGTCTATGGACTAAATCCATAGACTTGATATTTTTTTTTATTCTAATGGTAAAACCTTATATTGTCCATTCACACTATCTCTTTTAGTTTTATAAGTATCTACAAGTGATGAATCAACATATAATGTTAAATCTGACTTATTATTTACTCTATCAAAAGGTAAAATATCGCTCAAATTTTTTTTACCCATTACTTTTATCTCTCTAAGTTTATCACAATCCCTAAACCAGTCATCCTTTATCACTTTTTCTATTGAAGAAGGGAATATTACTGATTCTAAATTAGGACATGATTGAACAGACCCTTTACCAAGTCTTGTAACTCCTTCAGGTATAATTAATTCTTTTAATCCACTATCACTGAACACTTTCCAACTTATTATTTTTAACGTATTTGGTAAAGAAATGTGTTCCAAAGATTTACATTTACCAAAAGTGAGACTTCCTATTGTCGTAATATTATTAGATAATGTAACACTACTGAGCGATGTGCACTCATCAAAAGCTCCACTTCCTATTGATGTAACACTATCTGGAATACTTATATTAGAAAGTCGTAAACAAGTATAAAAAGCAGATTCACCTATTGATGTAACACTATCTGGAATTGTAATAGATGAAAGGAGATAGCATTGAGAAAAAGTGCCATTTCCAATAGTTGTACACCTATTAGTGATTATAGCTCTTACTACATTATCTTTGTAAGGACCTAAATCATGAATATTCAATGTATTTTCACCCGTTATATATATAGTAGAATTATCTTTCAATGTTAATATACATAACGCATTAGGAGGCACGTTAGGTGGTACGTTGGATGATACATTATATCGAGGCTCTACCCCCCCCATTTATCCCTTTAATAGCTGATACATAGGGACTTACATATTGTTCACTTAATTCGTAAGTACTTCTTTGTTCATTATTATCAAAGAATTTTAAAAATTTTACCATATCTTAAAAATTATTTATTATTATGTTTTATTTATATCTTTACTATATTTGTAGTTATTCAAAATTTCTATGTATTCTAAATCTCTATTATAAAATTTAAAATCTTTCATATATCCAATAAAGCTACCAGCAAAATATTCTTCAAGAGGATATACTCGTGTTGGATTAAGCATATAATTTTGTAATATTGTTTCACTTAATCCTTGTGTTCCTCCACCTATAGATATATTATATGGTACTCCCTCTTGTTTTTCGTATAATTCATTTAATTTGCGTAAATTTATTCTTGGTAATTCCTTTGTTATATAAACAAGTTTTCCGTTTACATAGAAATATATTTTCATTCCATTTGAAGTACCGTAAATTTTAACGAATACACTACACCACTCACAGTTTGGTATTATGTTTGGATTAGAATATCCCTCAATTATCTTTGTTTTGTTTTCTCCGCTTATATCACAGTCCTTTGTGAGTATTCTATACCCAATAGACCCATCGTCCTTTATACGCAAAGCAAATGCGTTATTATATATATCTTTGTAAGGATTATGATTATTAATATCTTTATTCCTTAGTGTATCAATATTATCTACAGTGTAACCAGTACATGTTCTATTCATTAAAATGAATAAGTTACCTTTAAAATTATTGTTTCTATAGGTAAACATTACTTTATTACCTTCTATCCAATTATTTGTTGTGTAACCTGTACACGTTCTATTGAAAAGAATAAATTTATTATCACTCATTAAATACTTGTGATTTGCTTCTGAAAATTTAAAACCATTTTCTGATTCGTATTCAAAATCTGAAATATTCATTTCTGGTTCTAAATAATCGAAATCTTCTCCATCGTTTATATTATCTAAATCTTCTATATAATCATCTCCGAATGGGTCGTTATAATCATAATCTGGGTCTCTTTCAATATATTCTACATTTTCTTTATTGGTATCTGTAGGTTCTTCTGTATTACTTCCTTTATCTTTATTACAACACCATCCTTTTAATGTTTCATGTGGTTGATTTTCATCTATTAGTTTTGCTTTGGTGTTACTTTCTATATAATAGTCCATAACATCAAGCCCATCTAAATTACAAGGTTTTTCTTCGTATAGTTTAGGGTCATAATAGTTAAAGTTAATATAATCATCTAAATCATCGAATTTGGTCTTTTTTTCTGGTCCTGGAAATTCGATATCTAAATCATAGAAATTACCTATTATATAGTCTGATTTATTTATTTCTCCTCCTTCTACGTAGTCATCTGGAGATAATGGGTTGTTTTCTTCAAGTTTATACTTATCATCCTTATCATAAAGGTATGTCCATTTATTTTCAGCTCTTGCGCCCATGAAAAAGAATATACCTTTATTGTTTGGATATTTGTCATTAAGTGTTTTATCACTTTCTTTTTCAATATCACATTTTTTTAACTGAAATTCAAAACCCCATACATCACCATTGTCTATTTTGTTTGGAAGAACTTTATATTTATCACATTCTGTCTGGAAAAAACCTTGAAAGAATCCGCCATTTAATTTTACTTGACATTCTTCAAATGTAATCGGATAATCGTATAATAATGTACTTCCTGTTACTTGATGTAATTTAAGTCTATAATCACCTTCTTTTATATTAAATTTTTGTTTTTGGAATAATTCAAAAAAATCTTTATTTGATATTCTATCTTTTCTAAATTTAAAAAGACCATTATCAAAACCAGTATATGTGATATTATACAATGTATTTTCAATAGCTACAGCTTTGTTCCATACTTCATTCTTTTTTCCATAAATCCATCCGTTTTCGTCATGACATTCTTTATCACACATGTCTATATGTGATATAATTCCGTCACTTGTAACTTGATTATTGAATCTATATGAATCATACGAATCTTTATAAACGAAAAAATCATAATATTCATCTTTGTTTATATTCATTCGTAAATTATGGAAGTTATTCTCTCTTAAATTAGCCATTGCATACCTTATTATTTCTCAAATATAAATATTTATTTATAATAAATTGTATATTCTAATGAAGATAGTTAAAATAAATGAATCTCAGTTTGAAAAGTTATTTGAAACAAGTTCGTTTGTACAAACTGCAGGTGAAAGTAATTTAAGTCTGCCTGGTGCTGAACAAGCAGCTACTTCACCTAATGCAGCAATCATACATGATATAGACGGAAATGAAATAAATCAAGGACAAACTGATGATAAATTAGCGCAACCGATAACAGGTAAAAAGATTTCTAACACAATGTCAAGTTCTCAAAAATTTGGCTATGTTGGAAGTAATGGAAGGGGATTATAAGTATGCCTATTTTTATTTATGAAGACAGACAGGAAGTACAAAATAAAGTAAGTGTTCTGCCTGCTGATTTTATGAAAGAGAGATTTAAAACAGCAGCTCTTAATAAAGATTATCTTGAAACTGTTCCTGGTGGTAAAGTTCTTAAAGGACAGATTTCTAAAACCCAATATAACACTAAAGGTTCTACATCAGATAGTAAGAATGGTAAAGAAAAGAAATCATCTGTTGGTGTTATTCAACATAGCCGTTTAAAGGGTATTGTTCATGCTATGGAACAGGTACCACGTAATTCAAAAAGTTTTGAATTATATGGCGGTGAGAAAGGTCTTGAGATATACAGGAATTTACTTAGTAAAAACAGGTCCGTTCCATCGGTTAATTCTGTTAAACAAGTTAAACCTTCGTCTGCATCATCTTCAACTAAACCGTCTTCTGTTAATATAAAATCTGATACTACTCCAGATGGAGGAAGTGTTTCTTTCTTAAAGAACGAATCACGTAAAACAATTTTTATTAATGGAAAACAATTAAATATATTAAAAGAAAATAGAAATGTATAAAAATGGTCAAACGTGTCTTGAGAAATTTGGACTTGAGGCAAGAAAAGTACATTTGCAAAGGAATGATTGGGGTAATCCAGTTATGCCTTCTACAAAGAATAAAGTCGAATACACTAAAGTTTTAGTAGATGCAGAATATGCTATACAAACTGACTTTAAAGTAGATTAAATATTTATAAATAAAATAATGATATTAAATTTTAAATAACATATGGCTACAACAGTTCAAAATGGACAAACATGTCTTGAAAAAAGAGGTATTGAAGAAAGACATAAAGAAATTACACGAAGCGATTATAACATTGAAGACCAGTACGGTCCAACACATAAAGATGCGTTAAGTGATGGCGACCCTCAAGGAAAAGGTACAGGTCATGGTGGTCATACTCATTATTTACCAGATTGTACAAAACCTACTGGTACTATAGATTATAGTAATTTTGATACAGACCATGGTGGCGGTCAATACGATATTGAGGGACGTAATAATATCAGCGGTAGAAAAAGAGCACTTGCCATTTCTATGTATAATAAAGAGAATATGTATGGTCCAACATTAGTTGATACTTCGATTAATAGAAGTGATGGACAATATTTTGTCGGTCAGACTTTAAAACATTCGTAATTGATGAATCTGAATTTGTATGAAATATTGAAGAATGTGTTAAATGAGGGGGTTTCCACAAGGGCAGTTCGTAAGGTTTTAGATGGTTCTATTGATGGTATTGATAGTAATGGAAGACCTAAGAATGTAGATAAAAATGGCAACCTCTTCTATCACTATGTTCGTATAACATATGATGATACTTTAGATAATCCTCATTCTGATAAACTTCCAGAACCTGTAGGAAATAGACTTGGAGTCAGAATTATTCAACCTTATGCGTTAGGAGAATATATTTCACTTAATTCTAAAACTGGTAAGAAGAAACGTAGAAAAGTTTTAAGAGCCTATCAAATAAGTCCAGAGAGTAGACGAGGAGGTCCACGTTGGGATTTATTCAGACTTGATAGAATTTTATCTTGGGAACCTATACTTTCTAAAACTTTCAGTTATCCAGCAGAGGGTTATAATGAAAATGGAGATAAAACTTTAAATAAGGTTGACGTACAAGTTAAATTTAGTAATTACGAACGGAATCCTGATGAATACACACAAGCTGTTAATAGACCTGGTGCTATAAAACAACAGACTCAAAGCGATATGCTTGCACCTAAAGTATCTAACGGTAATATAGGTCAAACAAATGTTTTGAATCAACGTAAAAGAGTTGCTGGTAAAACTTATAAGAATAGTAAACGTGATAACATGGTTGCTAAAAATATAGAACTTACTAAAACTCAAAATAGATTTGATAATTCTTTATGGGATAAAGCTAATTCTGAAAAGATGAAGCAAGATTATAACAATTGGAATAATAAGAATCAAAAAGTTAAATCTGGTCCTATTAAAAATAATGATGAGGAAGATATGGAAGCATGGCTTAACACACCTCATAATGATTTTGACAAAGATATTACTTCTTATAATAAAAATGAATTTATATAATATTACACATAATGGATGCAAGTAATTTAAAAAATGTTTTACAAAGAGCAAAACGTTTAACAGATATGGATGCAAGCGGTCAAATCAATATGATTGCTGAAAATGCAAGAAATAGTGGTAAAATGAATTATAATGACACCGATGCTATTCCATCTGTTAATCAAACCAATTATCAGCCAGTTTATCAGAATTTCTCTGAGCCAAGAAGAAATTCATCAATGCCAAAAGAGATATTAGAATCATTTAGAGATAATCCTATTAATGTTCCAGCTGGAGGTATGGGTGCTTCTTCTTCTGTTTTAGATGATTTGGGAATAGTTAATGAAAATTTCCAACAGCCTGTTGCCCCTAAAGCACCTAAACGAGTTATTACTGAGAATAATAATTCACATCAACCTGTATATCAAAGTTCTTCTAACGTTGATTATTCTCTTATTAAAGATATAGTTGAGAGCGCTGTAAAGAAATATATGGGTGCTTATGTTAAAAAGATGATGACTGAAGGTAAACAAAATATTTCATCAAATGATAAAATTAAAGCAGTACAATTTGGTGATAAATTTAGTTTTGTTACAGAGAATGGTGATTTATATACAGCTTCTTTGGAATTTGTTAAAAATATAAAAAAGAAATAAAGCGTAGGTCAATTCCTACGCTTTTTTATTTTATTTAAATCTTTCTATTTCTTAGTATTTTCTTTATAATTTCTTGAGTTTCATCGTTAGGATTTTTATTTATCATATCTTCAATTTCACTCTTTATAGATTTTTCACTACCATTTATTCCTAAAACTTTTAAAGCGTCATATATATCCTGTATCTGGTTTTGCTTCTTTTCCTCGTCTTCGGGTTTTATACCATCTTTAATTTCTGAATTTGCATTTGTGTTTTGATTAGTCTGGTTATTATTTCCAAAAACATCTCTCAAACTGCCTACTAAATCTTCATCTCTATCTTGATTTGAGTTGTTCATTCTACTATCATCTCGGTATTGATTTGAATCGTTTGTTCGGTCATAACTTCTTTCTTGATTTGAGAAGTTATTATCACGATAAAATTGCTCTCTTCCTCTAAAATTACTATTTCTCTGACTCTGATATGCTCTTTCGAGTTCATTTAAGCCACTATTCATCGCTTCTAAGACCTTATTTCCAATTTGACGACCAACTATACTCCTCATCTTTTTTACGACCGTTATAGCGTTTTTTAAGTCCTCGATATCACTACCAAGTCTTCTTGACTCCATCATATGTCTCCATCCGTTTTTAAAAGCACCTCCTAAACCTTTAAAAAATCCCTTGGTGGAACCATATATACCTTCTTGTAAGGCTAAGTCATCTATATTTTCTTGAATTAATCTATCTATTTGTTTTTTAGAGATTTTGTTTTCCATTGAAAAATTTCTTTTATAATAAATATATTGATAGCATGAAATATAAATTTATATTTTAGTTAAAAAAAATAACTATAATGGATAAAATTAAAGTTCTTGTTATTCCAAGTGACCGTATGGGAGTTGGTAAGTTTAGGTCTGTAGACCCTCATGTTTATATAGCTGAACATTATGCAGATGAATTTGATATTGATATTTGTTATATCGACCAAATTCCTACTGAAAATACTAAAAACTTTTTTGCACAATATGACCTTGTACATATTCATAAACAGCTTGATAATGATATGCTTTTAATGAATATGCTTAAAGAATTATCTATACCTGTTGTTTTGGATATAGATGATTATTTTCATTTAAGTGATTTTCATCCAATGGTAATTACCGCTCGAAAGGAAAAATGGCATGAAAAAATAATTAATCATATCAGAAAGGCTGATTATGTAACAACAACAACGGATATTTACGCTAAGACGTTGAGAAAATATAATCAGAATGTTTCAGTATTTCCTAATGCTATAAATCCAGATGAAAAACAATATTCTTATCAAAAGAACGAAAGTGATAAAATTCGCTTTGGAATAGTATGCGGTTCATCACATCTTCATGACATTCAACTTCTTAAGGGTATTTCAGAATGTGCAAGACCTGATAATAATGTTCAATTGGTTCTTTGCGGTTTTGATACTAATGGCACAAGGACAATTTATGATGAAAAAACAGGTCAAGTATATAGAAGAAAAATTCTCCCACAAGAATCAATGTGGTTTGAGTATGAGAGAATTATAACCGATGATTATAAATATTGTTCTCAAGAACATAAAAACTTTTTAATGAAATTTGTTCCTGGAGTTGATGACCCATTTGTAAATGAACCTTACAGACGTATGTGGACACGAAATATCAACTCTTATGCTACTCATTATCAGAATATTGATGTTTTATTAGCCCCATTGAAAGATACGGAATTTAATAAGATGAAATCTGAATTGAAAGAAATAGAATGTGGTTTTACAAAAACAGCTTTAATTGCTGAAAATTTAGGACCATACACTATTAATTTAACTTCAATGATAGGTTTTGGTGGAACTGTGAATGAAAATGGTACAGCATTATTAGTAGACCCAAGAAAAGACCATAAAGATTGGGCTAAATATATTAATAAATTAGCTACCAATCCAGAAATGATTGAAAAATTGAAAGATAATATTCATTCACTTGTAGTTGATAAATATTCAATGGATAAGGTCTGTAAAGATAGAGTGAATTTCTATAAAGAAATAATGAAAAATAAAAAGAGAGATGTGTAATCTCTCTTTTTTTATTATCGTAAATTTTTCTTTAAATTCTCTTTAATTATATTTGAAATTTGCTTAATAATTGCCTCGTCCATTGAATGATAAGAGTTATATATATCATCAATTTCTCTCTTAGTTAAATCACGACCTAACTGCTTGGTTTTCTTATCTATTTCTTTATTTGCTTGACGTTCATGTCTATCAACAATTGAACTATTATCTCTATTGGAATGATTATTATTTTGATTTAAATAATCTCTACCTAAAAGTGCACCACCTAAAATAGTTCCACCAACTGCTGTTTGCAGTGCTAATTTTCCAGTTTCCTTACCAACTTTCTTAGCATTTTTTTTAAATTTATCCCATTTTTCTCCTTCGTTGAGAATGTCATAAACTGTATTTTCGATGAGCTGATGCAACTCTTCTTCTGTTAACTTAATAGTTTTTTTCATAATAAACTTTTTACCTATTTAATTTTTTCTCTATAACTGGCCTAATATATAATATATATATATAATTAATATATATAATAATAATATATAGGC